TACTTGCCATCTAAATACTTACTACTATCATACTATGTATAACTGATGCCCAGAGGATCTAAGTATCATCAGGGTAGATTTCATCCTCAAAATCCCGAGAAATATATGGGGGATGCAAGGAACATTGTCTACCGGAGTAGTTGGGAACTTCACTTTCTTAAGTGGTGTGACAGGAATGATGCTGTATTGAAGTATGCATCAGAGGAGTTCTCTATTCCATATGTAAGTCCAGTTGACAATAGAGTGCATAGATATTATCCTGATGGGATAGTTCAAATTCGTCATCAGGACGGTAGAATTTGTCGATACATTATCGAGATCAAACCTGCTAAACAATGTCTGGAACCTAAAAAGTCTGGAAAGGTAACTAAGTCCTTCATCAAAGAAGTTACCACATACGCAGTCAACCAAGCAAAATGGAATGCGGCTAGTGAATATGCAAAGGACAACGGTATTCAGTTCAAAGTTCTGACCGAACATGACCTGGGTATCCCTACACCAAAGCGTCGAAAACGCAACTAAATATTGTTACTGAAATCTTTATTAGATATTATGCCTTTACCAAAGATTGCTACTCCAACCTATGAACTTGAGTTGCCTTCCACTAAACAGAAGATTAAATTCAGACCCTTCCTAGTCAAAGAAGAGAAGTTGTTGGTCCTTGCATTGGAGAGTGAGGATACTAAACAGATCACTAATGCTATTAAATCTGTCATCAAAGGTTGTATCTCGACCAGAGGTATCAAGGTAGAAAATCTCCCCACCTTTGACATTGAATATCTGTTCCTCAACATTAGAGGTAAGTCTGTTGGTGAAGAGGTTGAGGTCAATATCATTGCACCTGACGATGGTGAGACATCCATCCCTGTGAAGATTGATCTGGAAGATATTAAAGTCATTGAAAATGAGGATCACAATAAACAGATCCAACTTGATGATAATCTGATGATGGAGATGAAGTATCCTTCACTCGACCAGTTCATCAAGAACAACTTTGATTTTGAAGATACCACTGTAGATAAATCATTTGAATTGATTGCAACTTGTGTAGATAAGATCTACAATGAGGAAGAGGTGTGGTCCACTGATGATGTATCCAAGAAAGAAGTAATTGAATTCTTGGAACAGATGAGTTCAATTCAGTTTAAACAGATTGAAAAATTCTTTGAGACAATGCCAAGACTTTCACACAAGGTTGAGGTGTATAATCCGGTCACAGATGTGAAGAGTGAGGTTGTATTAGAAGGACTTTCAAGTTTTTTCGGATAGGCCTAGTGCATATGGATCTGGAGAATTACTTCAGATTAAATTTTGCCCTCATGCAGTACCATAAATATTCTTTGACAGAGATTGAAAACATGATGCCTTGGGAACGAGATGTCTATGTTGCTTTACTTCAGGAACATTTAGAGGATGAAGAGCAAAAGATGAAGGCACGGAATGGCTGAAAACCAGAACAACAATTTGAATATTGAAGAGCTCAGGAAGGAATATGAAGAGTTCAAGATGCTTGGTGTCGATGAAAAGACACTTAAGAAGATTGAAGATGCAATAAATCAACTAGAGAAGAGAGAGGAAGAAAAAAAGAAGAAGGAAAAGGAAGCAAAAAAGAAAGCTGCTGATGTTACTAAAAAATTAAAAGAGGATAAGAAGAAAGAGGAGAAACAGAAAAAGAAAGTTGCTGATAATGTAAAGAAGTTTATAAAAGATCAAGAGAAAGAAGAGGATGAAAATTTAGAAGAGATTGATCAAGAGATCCTTGACATCCTTGGACTGGATAAGTTTGATATTGAAATGGATCCAGAGGAGTATAGAACTCTTTTGCTAGAGAAAATTCAGGCTAACAAACAAAAAGGACAAGATAGTTCTAATGCGAAGTTAGCTAATGAAAGAAAGAGAGTTAGAGGTTCAGGTAAAAAATTCACAGCGAAAAAGAAGAAGACAGTCAAACCATCCAATTTTGTAGGTAAAGACACAACAAAGAAAGAAGAACCACAGAAGATCCAAACAGATAAATTACTTCCCTCGGCCGGACAGACTGGTGGTTCGATGCAGGGAGAGGATATTGATGCTCGTATTGAAGATGTGAAGGTAGAGATTGAAGAGAATACTCAACAGAAACTCCTTCCTCTGTCCCAATCACTTGATAGTATTGCTCAAACTCTTGAGGGTATACTTAATACTAATCAAAAGAAACTTGAGATTGAAAAACAAGCTGCTCGTGATGCTGCGAAGAAAGAAGAGACTGAAGGGTTTAAAGAGAAGGAAGCAGAGCTTGAAGAACCAAATATTGATAAGAAGATTGAGGAGGGACTGGAGAAGAAATTAAATCCCACCACATCTATTTTTGATATGATACTTGGGTTCTTTAAGAACGTCTTGTTGGGTGGTGCAATCACAGGTCTCCTTAACATACTCCAAAATCCTGCAAAGTTTCTTAGTGGTTTGACAAACTTCTTGAATGACTTTATTAACTTTGCAGATGGTATCATACAACAGGTATCACAATTTATATTCTCACCTTTCAATGCTGCGATAAGTGGTATCAATTTCGCATTAAACGAACTTGAATTTGCAATGAAGCAGATTGCTAAAATTATTCCTATCCCAACTCCTAAGTTCCCCGATATTCCTCTACTTCAAATACCTAACTTACCAACCATACCTCCAAATGCTTTAGCGAATATATTCAATGTTCAACAACAAGCTGATGGTGGTGAGGTCATGCCTGATGGTATGTCATTCCTTAATGGTGGTGCCATTGATAACCTGAGTGGTATGAAGATCAAGGGTATGGGTAAGGACACTCAACTCATTGCTGCTCAACCTGGTGAGGTGATGATGAGTAAGAAGGCAGTTGAGATGTTTGGTGCCGACACTCTCCTGGGTATGAATGAGGCAGCAGGTAGCACTAATAAACCCAAGTATGGTAAGGTTCCTGGGTTCCAAGATGGTGGTCAGGTAGGAAAGGTTATCATCGGTGCAGGACATGCTCAGGACCCGTCAAGAATGGGTAGCATGTTAGGAATTGATGGTCGTCCTGTTCAAGGAACACAGGACTATGGAACAGGTGTCAGTGAATCAGCAGCCACAAAACATGTTGTCGATACTCTGAGGAAATTAGTTGATGAGCGTGGTCTGTCAGATAAGATAGGGTTCAGAGACATCTTATCTTACGAGGGTCTGACAGCTATCCCTAGGGAGGTGGAGAGTGTAAGAGGACAACAATATGTTGACCTACATTTTGATGCGAGAGGGTATGGTAAAGCTGGTGTCATCCCAGCCAGAAATGTATCCTCAATTGATAGAAGTTTGATGCAACAGTTCGGTCAATACTATACTGACGATAAGTCTAGTGAGTATGCTGTCACCAAAGCAGGTGGAACTCTACTTGAGTTGGCACGGATTGATGACCCAGCTATGCGTGCTCTCCTTATGGAGGCAAAGAAAAATGAGATAGGTCCTGCATCCATGCAGATGGCAGAGAAGATTTTGAGAGGTATCTTACCTGGTATTCAGGGTGGTGGTTCTGTTGATGCGGATATTGGACGGGACTTTACAATGGGAGCAGGTGCAATAGATGCTTTTGATTCAACCGGAACACAGAAAGCAAGAGTTGGTCCGACAAATATTACCATGAATAATATAAGTCCCCCAGTCATGAGTGGAGGAGGTGGTGCAACACAAGTAGTTCCAGTTCCTCAGTCAACAGGACAAGTAAACAGCGCCGCCTCGGCTGCCCAAGGTAAAATTCCTACCTTTAATGCTGAAGATGCTGGTAACTTTGATCTTATCGTCGTCAAGTCAATCTATAATATAGTAGGATAAGACATGCCATTACCTATGTTTCTGGGAGGAATAGCTAAGGGTATCGCTGGTGGTGCTGCGAAGGGTGCTGCTAAGAAGTTTGTCAGTGGTAAGAAGGAGAAAAAACAAGAAGCAAAGACCGAAAAAAAATCTAAGATAAAGGATATAGGTCAGAAGACTTCAAAGAAAACTAAGACAAAATCTACACCTAAGACTAAGAAGGTAGCGACAGTCAAGTTACCGAAGAGTGTATATAAAGATGCTAAAAATGCAGCAAAACCCACTGCAGATAGTAATGTATCTTATGACTCATTAAGTAAACAGCTTGACAATATCAATAAGACTGCTGGAGCATTAGGAACTCAGGCAGAATCAGAGAGACAGGCAGCGAAGGAAAACTTAAGACAGTCTAGAAAGGATGCTAAAGATAAAAAGGCAGACGACAAAGAGAAACAACTAGAGAA